TAATGTTGGCAGCAGTGGGGGACCTTCATTTGTGGTCTAAAAGCCGCAAGACACGTTATACGTTGACTAGGAAGCAGATGATGGGGAATCTCTTGAGTTTCCCCATCTTGTGCCTTATCAACAAGGTTTCCTACGACATCTGTTGCGACATAAGCTTTGGTTCTGGCGTTAGGAGGGTTGGCCGTTTCAACGGCGATGACTGCATGTTCAATGGTAACCGTAAATTCTTCTCTCTTTGGGAAGAAGTCACTTCTACCTTTGGACTTGTAGTTAATCGCCAGAAGACTGGCTTTTCTGACACGTGGCTCGACCTGAACAGTCAGCCTTTCCATGTGCCCTCCAATCGCCTCGTTCCGAGGCATTGTCTCTCTTTTCTCCGTCCTTTCCGTAATGACTGTGTGGACCTTCTCGGTGAGGTATGGAAGGGTGTGAAGGGTATGAAACATAGCGTACGCCAGTATGCTATCTCTGTACTCGCTAGACACGAAATCGTCCTGAGGGACTTTTGCGTGGCTAACATACCTAGATATGTCTTTACCGGGTTAATGAAAAAGTCCTGGTTTAGAAGGTGGAGGGGATCTGATCCCGTTCCTCCTATCATTACCGGGGTTTCTCGGTCCTGCGAAGTCGTGGTGGCAGATCCTCCTCGGGAGGATCTCTTCTCCATCGTCGACCAGGCGCACGCAGAGTCAGAGCGGGAAAGAGTGCTTCAATGGTCTGGGGTACCTCTTGAGTTTTTGGCTCATCCTGTTTGGGATTTGACAAATTCTTTTGATGTTACTCCGGGTCCACTTGTGAAGACTCTGAGACGTAAAGGACGTCCCCCTCTCCCTCCCATTATCTCACCGAAACGTAGTGCAAAGAAATTCGTTAGAGTTGTTCGTTGGCAGTACTCTTGGTCAAAGCCAGTTTTAGACTGGTTTGAAAAAGAGTTCGGGTCAACCGGCTTTACGAACTACTCGAAATGGGGCCCTGATCATCCTAGAATGGTCCCTCATGTAGAGTGCAAGAACTATGTTAAGTTGAGGTTCATAGTCCCCGTTCCTCCGTCATTGATGCCACCGGGCCCTTACGGGCTTTAATGGTGTTGATCAGCGGGCTTGAGTATTAATGTGCCATGGTTGTTGTGGTTGGCGACCGGAGGGGACGGTATACGCCCCTGGTCTGTTCTCCGAGAGAGGAGCACAGTTAAATCTCAAAACACCGAACTACCCGATCCATACGGGATCTCTC